GCGCGTATCAATCACATTGCGGCTTGTTATAGCAACAAAACCGAAGTAATGGCGGTTTGGGCACAAGATGCCCTGAAGTGGATGGAGGAATAATGGCACGAACAGGAATGCAAACACTAATTGACACGGTACGTGGGTTCGCCAACGCCGCACCCGACGAGTGGTCGGTCACAACTGATACCAGCCTGATTGAGTATTGGAGCGATGAAGAAATCCAGCGCGTGTTAGACCGGCACAAGGTCGAGCATATCCACGAACCACTTGAACCGGTCACCTCTTATTCAGGCGGTAGTGCGGTTGTGCTGCAATATCGGACAGGGATTGCCAACATCGAAGGCTCGACTGCTTTTAGCGTTGAAGACACTTCTGGCACGGTTGTACCGACAGCGATTGATTATGCTCGCGGTATTGTCACATTCTCGACAGACCAAAGCGGCAAGTCATTCTACTGGAGTGGATTCAGTTACGACCTTTACGCTGCTGCTGCTGACATATGGCGAATGAAAGCCTCTCACGTGGCAGGGCTGGTTGACTTCTCGACAGACGGGCACTCGATCAAGCGGAGTCAGCAGGCGCAACAATACTTGAATATGTCGCAATACTTCCAGAGTCGCAGCACAAGCGAGGGCGTGCAAACATCCAGAATTGTGAGGAACGACCTATGAGCATTGCGTTGACCGTAAAAGAGTTGGCTCAAATGCGGGCTGACATTGAAGACTTGATGCCTGATACCTGCGACATTTTGAGCGTGGCTTATACATCGGACGGCGAAGGTGGAATGGCTGAAACGTGGGGCACGGCTCTCGCAAATGTGAATTGCAGAATTGACTATCGTTCCGGTTCTGAAAAGATGACCGGCGGTGCGATTCAGTCTTATAGCAAGGCGGTATTGAGCTTGCCTTATACCACCGCAATCAGCACGAAGAACCGAATCCAGATTGGCGCTTACATCTGGTCGGTATTGAGCGTCAATGATAAGCAGAGTTGGGATGTGGTTAGGCGTGCTGAATTGGAGCGTGTGCAATGAGCATAAGCGTTAGTGTTGACACGAGCAAGCTGAACGCGCTGCTTGCCAAAGTGCCTGGGAATAAAAACGAGGCGGTTAATTCAGCGGCTTCTTATGTTTTAGGCGAGGCAAGAAAGCTTGCACCTTATCGCACGGGTGGTTTGAAAAGAAACAGTGGGCTTACGCCGAATGCCGGATTTATAAACGTTGAATTTTGGCAACCATATGGCGGTTATGTGGAATTGGGTACTTGGAAAATGGCTGCAAGACCGTTTCTCACACCGTCGGTCGCAAAGGGAGAATCCAGGCTGATTCAATTACTGAAAGAGGGGCTGCTGAAATGACCTCACCTTACAACGCGCTCAACGCGGCAATTTATACGAAATTATCAGGCGGCACGACGCTCACAGGCGCATTGGGCGGAACGTGCATTTATCACGGGGTTGCGCCGGAAGGGGCTGCCTTGCCTTACGTGGTTTGGAGTTACGCGGCTGGCGGCGCTGACAATTTCACACCGCGTGAGAGCGTGCAGGAAGTTGTGTATGTCAGGGCTTATGCCGATGATGCAAAGGAAGCGGCTCAACTTGACGCGCATATCAACAACCTGCTATCAGGAACTTTATCCGTGACCGGCTGGAACAACTTTTGGCTGGCACGTGAAGAAGACTTTTTACTGCCAGAAATCGACGAGGCAGGAAAGCATACGTGGGCTTGCGGTGCTTATTACCGCGTACGTATGGATAAATCATAAAAGCTATAGGAGAACAAAATGGCTGAAATTACTGGAAAAAACTTAGTTGCAACTTGGGCATATAGCGGTGGTACGGTGAACTTGAATACTGACTTCCGCACGCTCTCGATCAACCCGAACATCGACCTGGCTGAAACCACTGCCGGTGCTGATACCGACAAAACCTACATTCCGACAATCAAGGATGCTACGATCGAGTGGTCAGGCTTGTACCAGTCGGCAGGCACGGCACTTGTTAGTGCGCTTGAAGCCGGAACAGGCGGCACACTGACTGTCTATCCCGAAGGTACTGCATCTGGCAAGCAGAAGGATATTTATCCAGCCATCGCTATGGGCGCGAAGATCAACGTCCCTTACGCCGATGTGGTTGAGATTTCCTGCACCTTCCAGAAGAACGGTCCAAAGGCATAGCACATGGTCACACTATCTAACGGACGAGAGATCGAGTACGACTGGAGCGCGATCTCACAAAAAGAATGGCGTGTGCTCATTGACAAGGAAACCGACCCTGATACCAACGACATTATCGTTGGCAAACTGGTAGGAATGAGCGCGGACGAGTTAGGGGATCTGAATCCGATTGATTACCGCAAAATTGCAATCGGCATTTGGGAATCGTTCAAAAAAGAAGCCGACCTCAACGATTCAAAAAACTAAGTGGGCGCGTCTACATGGCAGCCGTCAAGAAAGAGGGCTTGCCGTGGGAGTTTTGGCGGTGGGAACTCGTGAAAGAAACAGGGTGGACGCTTGAGTATGTAGACGCGCTCTCGGTTGCCGATATGAACGAGTGGCTGCAAGTGAGAGACGGCATGAGTAAAGCGAGAAAGACGTTGGTGAAATAATATGCAAATAGCGAGTCTTTTCGCAAGTATAGGCGCGGACACTTCCGGACTTCAGAGGGGACTTAGCGAGGCTGAAGGCGCGATAAACAAAACCGCACAAGGCATCGAGAAAAGCGGCGAAAGTTTCAACTTTGCTGCGATGGCAACTGGATTCAACCAGGCTCTTGAAATCGTAAGCAAATTAGGCGATGCAATAAAAGCAGCATATGCCGCCGCGAGCGAAGGTGCAGCGATTGAATATGCCGCCATCAAGTTTGGCAACCTGAGCGAGTCCATTGGTACTACGTCTGAATTGCTTTTGGGCGATCTGAAAAGCGCGACCAGAGGAATGATGTCAGACGCTCAATTAATGGGTTCTGCCGGCGATCTAATGGCTCTCGGTTTAGCGAAATCCCACGATGAAGCGGTGCGCTTGACCAACGTTGCCGGCGCGTTGGGCATGAACATGAACCAGCTCGTACTGACATTGACTAACCAAACCACGATGCGGTTTGACGCGTTGGGCGTAAGCGTTGACGGATTCAAGGAAAAAGTAAAAGCGTTAGAAGATGCTGGAATGAGCGCAAATGACGCGTTCAAAGAAGCATTCCTGCAACAAGCCGAAGGACAGATAGCTAAAGTTGGGAGTATTGCAGAAACTTCAGCCGGTAAGCTGAAGATGATGGAATCTGCGTTTACCAATTTAGGCGATGCTATCAAGTTGCAATTAGCGACCACGTTTGCTGGGCTTGCGCCGATAATGACCGAAATCGGTGATTCCATTGCTGAAAATATTGCTGTCGGGCAAGACTATAAAGTCACAATGAACACGATCCAGAATTTAATGAAAACTGGATTAGTGTCAGGCAGGGAATACCGAGATTTATTGCGTGATATGGGTGTCCATAGTGGCATGGGTGCTATCACAGCAGATCAGCACAAAATCGCGCTCGACTTTCTCAATAAAACAATGGATTCCGCTGGTGAAAGCGCACAAGGTTGGGCTGACGCTAACGACCGCGTTTGGGAGTCTCAAACGAATTCGATCCAATCCACAAACAGAATGACCGAAGCCGCTATCGCGAATCAGACAAGCTTGAGCGCATGGCGTACTGAATTAGCTAAAACCGCACAAACCTTGCGTGAGGATTTGGCGACCGCTTACACCACAGTATCACAAGCCGAAATGGATTGGCGAATGGGTGTGTCCGGTGATCTGAAGGGCAGACTGGATGAAGAACTTGAAGGGCATAGGATAAGTCTCGACAAATACAAGGCATCGCTTGATATTCTCGACAGAACGTATGGCACAAACTACGTTATGCAATTCGAGATGGAATTGGCAATGGATGACTTATTCAGAACATTACTCGAAAATCCAGAGGATTTTGCCGATGCAGCCTCCGCATTTGAAGATTACTTTATGCCATTGAACACGTCTGTTCAAGCGGCTATGACACAAGTTGGACTGCTTCAAGAGCAACTAAACGCGCTGGAAGGTTCGTATGATGCAAAAGTAAACATTGTTATTCGGACTTATGGCGCAGGCGGAAGTTATGGGAGTAACAGTGGCGATTTAGGGCTTCCTACGGGTGAAAGTGGTGTAACACCTACATTACAAGCTATGGGCGGTTACGAGTTAGCCGGTCAACCTTACATCGTTGGTGAAGCAGGTCCGGAACTCTTTATCCCTGATACGAATGGCAGAGTCTATTCTAACGCGTCAAGCGGTGCAATGATGGGCGGAGGCAATGGCGATCTACTGGCAGCACTCGGAAGGTTGCCTACCGCGTCTGATATTGCATTGGCGGTTAGAGACGCTTTGTTGATGGTGGGCGCATAATGAAATACGACTCGATAGCCTGCGAGTTTTACCTGCAAGGTAAGTGGGTTGACCTGAATGACTACCGACTTCAATCGGCTGGTATCACTGGTTCGATGGGAATCCGAAGCTCGAATCCAATTGACAGAGTCGCTTCAACCGGTCAATTGACGCTTGTTCTGCATAACGCGAATAATCTCTTCACTCCAGGTCACGCCAATTGTATTAAGGGCTTTAAGTCAGGGATGAGATTCCGATTGCGATTGACCTATGAGGGGCGCACTCGCACTCGCTTTTATGGCGTTGTACCGCCTAATGGTATCGAGATTGGCACAACGCAGTTTATGACGGTTACGCGGGTGAAGGTGCTCGACTATATGGAGCAGTTTGCGATTCATCAACTTGACCTGCCCACCTATACCACCGATAAACGACTGGAACAGGTTATCGCGTTGATTCTGGCGAATATGCCTATAAAGCCGTTATCCACCTCTTATGGAACTGGGCGTTCCACGTTTGCAAGCGTGTTCGACACATTACGCGATAAAACGCGCGCGATGCAGGAAGTGAGCAAGGCGACCCTATCCGAGTTTGGGTACGTCTATCTGAAACAAACAGCCGATTGTGATGAAGTGCTGACAGTCGAGAACAGGGGATTGCGGTCTGGCAAGGCATTGGCGCAGGTGAACGTAATCGACAGCACAACTATTGATGCCCGAATTACGCAAGCCGGTGACAAGCGCATTACGCAAGACGGTGACACGCGTGTCTTACAGCGGGTATTCACAACGGTTGACGCGGTTTTCAACAACAACTATCGCGAAATCGAAGTAAAGCACGCCGAATCTTATTATAACCAGGTTGATTCAAAAGCCTATCCTCGCAGGGTTGACACGAGCAATGTGGTGTTGTTTGCGCTTGAGAGACCATTAGAGATTGTCGCAAATCAGACTGTCACGATGAAGGGGCGTTTCCGTGATCCGAACCAGGAAGCGCAAACAGTTGCCGCTCTATCCACAGTTGCACCTGTGTCTGGGACGGATTACATCTTCAATGCAGCCGAAGACGAATCAGGCGCGAATATCACCGCTGACTTGAGCGTGACGGCGGTCTATGGCGCAAACGGTGTCGATTATACGTTGACCAATACCGGCGCGATAACCGGCTATGTCACGCAATTACAGGCACGAGGCAAGGGTGTGTATATCTACCGACCAGTTGAGATATTGCGTGAAGACGAAACGTTGGTTGCGAATGACGGCGCACGCACGCTCAACCTTGACCTACCTTACCAAGACGACCCCTTGCAAACAACTGATATTGCGGTTGCATTGTTTGACAAGTACAAGGCGAAACACACCACTATAAACAGCATAACGCTGATTGCGAACAGACTCGATACGAGCATTGTTAATGTCGGGATTGGTATAGCTGACACTTATCACACGGATTATCTCATCAACGCATTTATGGACTTGCAGATCGGCGACAAGATAAAAGTAATCGCGCCGAGCGTGGGGATAGAGCAGGATTATTTTATTCAGTCAATTGATTTCACAATAACATCGGGTGACATTGTTACTTATACCTACGGATTGCAAGACTCGATGTACGAGACCTACGATGCCTGGATTCTGGAAGACGCGACTTACGGCGTATTAGGCATAACCACGATTTTGGGCTATTAGGAGGATTTATGGCATATACAACACCACGAACTTGGGTGACAGGCGAAGTAGTGACCGCCGCTCATATGAACGCGCAAGTAAGCGGCAATGTCGCTCACGTGTACGCGCTTGCACAAACAAAAACAGTAATGATTGAGTCGGTTGGCGTAGAAGAGCCAACGTACAAAGGAACGGTGCACCGGTGGATTGTGCCGTCTGCATTGAGCGGAGGCGTGATAACCGCTTTTGACGCTGCGGTATCAACCGCAGGCACGGCTGGCACAGTGATTGTGCAATTGGAGCGAAACAGGGGCGGTACGGTGAGAGATGTGCTCTCGACACGAGCGATTGTTGAAGCAAACGAATACTCGTCTTACACCGGAACACCCGGCGTGATTGATTCAACCTACCGCGACTTGATGACCGGTGATTGGTTGAGCGTGGTACTGGATGATCACGGCGGAGGCACTGTTTCGACTAACGGCGGGCAAAAGGGCTTGTATGCCATTGTGACTGTGAGCGTCACGTGATTGTCAACACTTCCAACGTTGACTATGCAATTATCAACGCGGGCACACCGGCTTCGTTTACGCTACCTTCAGGCACGAACCGCTACGTGCTATTTATGATTGGTTTGGGCGGGGATGGTAGTTCCTACTATCCGAACACCGTGACAATTGCCGGAACGGTTGCAACAATGATTGTGCAGACTGCACCAGATTTAGGGCAGGCAGCTGCAATCTGGGGAGCGCATATTCCTGATAGTGTTGAGGCAGGCGCTTCTACCATCACCGTTGATGGCACTGGCTTCCAACGTTGTTTCATCGCCGTATTCACGGGTATCAGCAGAGACGCGGTGGTTGATTCAGACGCTTATCAAAATAGCAATTCTGACAGCGACGGCGATACTCTCACGGTTGATTGCGTTGGCGGAGGCTGGGTGCACGACATTGTTTTTACAGAGGCAGCAAAGACCGCAAACCAGTCCGTCATTTACAACACGACCGGTCGGGCTGGTGTCAGCTACAAAAACGGATTGGCTCACGGTACGGAAACAATGGCGTGGACGTGGACTGACTCACGCTCTGCTCACGCGGTTGTGAGTTTGCGCCCTTATCGCCATACCGGCGGCGCAATCATCTTTTAGGAGGCACTATGGCAGATAAGAAAATTACAGTTCTTGCAGAATTGACAGCGGCGGCAAGCGATGATTACCTCGAAATCGTTGACACCAGCACAAATACGAACAAGAAAATCGCACGTGAGAATTTGACCGGCTGGCACTTCCTGACCGCTCCGCTGACTTCTACCAGTTGGGATGGCGACACGAAAGGCACGGGAGACCGCGCGATTGTTGATTTGAGCACCGTGTTTGGCGTTCCTGCTGGAGTCAAAGCAGTATTGATGAGCATCCAAACACAGGGTGACGCGGCTAACGATTACATCCGCTTCGGTCCTGATTCCGGCAACAACTTCACGCTCACTTGCAGGACACAAGTTGCAGGTCAAATAGCACACGCCTCCGGCATTGTTCCTTGTGACGCGAATGGCGATGTCTACTGCTACACATCAACGACTAACGTTGAAAACGTGCAAGTTTGGATTTGGGGCTATTGGCTATGAAGCTGACAATCATTGACATAAGTTTCTGGCAAACGCCATTGCAGATTGATTATGACCTGCTCGCTAACCATATTGACGGTGCGATTATCAGGGCGGCATATGGCACCGGTGAAGATACCAAATTCGACCAGCATTACCTCGAATTGAGCGCAAGGGGCGTTCCGGTGGGCGCGTACCACTATCTTATCGGCTCGCAGTCAATGAGCAAGCAGGCAAGCGCGTTCAATCAGATTACCGCCGGAAAAGAGTTGAAACTTGGCAGGTGGATGGATGTTGAAGACACTCGCTTGCTAACCAGGCTAAATAGAGCGAAGGTGCTCGAATACGCCGCACTTATGCCTGATATGGGTATCTATACGTCACGCTCGAAGTGGCAGGCAATTATGGGCGCAGGCTCGTATTTGACAGACCGCAAGATGTGGGTTGCTCATTACAAGGTCGGCGGTGAACCGGCGTTACCGCAAGGTTGGAACTCG